CATGAAGATTTTTCATTTCGGGGCGACCAATCATGAACCTTGCGCATGTCAATACGCACAGGTTCATCGGTTCCCATGATCTCGGAATCGCTTTTTAGCCCCCCTGGAGAGGCTTCAGGCTTGCGTTTTGCGAGGTAAGAGGCCGACTTTTTGACCGCTTCATCAACCTTGCTAGGGATCGGATAGCCGTCCTTCTCCCACTTGCGATATGTGGGCGTGCTAACCCCCAGCAGCCGCGCCGCGTGGGTGATTGGAAGCCCGGCCCTGATGCGCCAAGCTTCTAGCTCCTCGGCTGTCATCTAGCGATGATCTCCTGGCAGAGCTGGCGCGTCGGGACACTGCGTCTCGTACTGCACGCGGTTAGCCTCGTCAGCTTCCTGGGCCGCCTTCAGTTTTTCGCCGGACTTGGTGATCAGCAGCGCCAGATTGCCGCCCATCATCCACTGGCTAGCCCGAGCGCGTGCTAGCTTTCGGATATGCGCCTCGTCATTGATGATCTGCACGCGCAACGGCTCGCACGTCGTGGCGTCGGGCGCTGGCGTACCGGCAAGAGCGGCGGCCATCAAGAGCGATATCATCTCGTTTCCTCCCAAAATGCGGTATGTCGTATAAGTCCTAGACCTTATGTAGCATTATTCAGGGCGTCAACCCCTCAAAACCGTTGCTACATAAGGTATGCCTTTTGCAGCGTACTCTATGCGACACCCCAAATCGTGCGTTGACAAGGGATTTTGAGTGTCGCATAAGGTCGATATAAGTCGGAACCGGGAGGCAAGACATATGCGACATGTGAGGGCCGCCCCCTAGCGCCGGGCGAGGGCCGGGCCGCATGGCCTGGGGCGCGCTCGCGCTCGGACCCTTGGGACGATGAATGCGCAGATGTTGAGGGGTCCACCTTAACCTGCCCCAAAAATAATTTAGGAGACGACATGACTAAAAAGCTCACACCCCCCACTATCTCCACGAGAGACGAGCCGACTGTAATCATCCCCGCAGAGCTAAAGACGGATGTCGATGCATCATACGGTGAGAGGGCGTCTGATGCGGAGGCGTTTAAGGTTGAGCCCTACACTCCTGGTCCGAAGACATGCGCCACCTGCCGTCACCATGACGTTGATGCAGGTCAGAACGTGTGCCTGAGCCCGTTGAACTTGCAGAATGTTGATCTGGTCACGGGTAATCACGTCGTGGTGTTCAGGAATTGCAAGGCGCACCGGACTGCTGAGTTGGTGGATGACGTGATGTTGTGCGGCTGTGGCCGTGTTGGTCGGTGGTGGGAGGCTAAGTGATGAGCAATGTTGAGACGCTATTTGGCGTGGCGTCCATGCCGGATGGGCATGTCCCTGAGGATGTGTTGGAGATGGCGACGGACTTGCTGGCCCGGGTTCAGCGCGGAGAGGTTCAGGGGCTTTGTATAGTGACGGTTGATCCGGCTAGGGCTGTTGAGTGGCGTAGAGCCGTTGGGACTGCGCCGCACAACTTGCTGATGGCGGGGTCCAGTTATTTGCAGAACCGTATGGCTAGCTGGAGTGGTAATGATGACTGACGATGGTGTTGCTGGCGATGGGTACGCGGGTGAGCCGCTGTTTTGCGATTTGAGCCCTGAGGGTAAGTTGAACCGCATTCATGAGATGTTAGATGCGGTGATGAATGCTGTTCATATGATTGGAGAAGATTTGGTCGGTGGCTAAGGCGCGTGTTTGCTGTCTGGACGATGGCATGTGGATTGTTGAGGTTGAGGACGGTGATTGGAGGCGATGGGGGTCTTTCTCGTTTCCAGATCGTGATGAGGCTGAGGGTGTGGCGCGTTATGCGCTTCGATTGATGCGCGGGGCTGGTCGCAAGCCTAGGGAGAGATGGGAGGTTGAGTGATGGCGTTGGTAGGGTACGCGCGGGTTAGCACGACGGACCAGGACTTGAGCATCCAGCTTGCGGCTTTAACCGGCGTCGGATGCGAGAAGGTGTTTTGCGAGAAGCGGAGCGGGACGAGCGTTGCTGGCCGAGATGAGCTGGCCGATGCGTTGTCGTGGATACGGGATGGCGATACGCTGGTGATTACGCGGCTTGATCGCTTGGCTCGTTCGATGCCTGATCTATATGAGATTGTGGGGAAGTTGGACGAGCGAGGGTGTGCGTTGAAGGTGATCCAGCAGCCTGAGATTAATACGGATACGACGTATGGAAAGCTGTTGCTGTCGATCCTTGGGGCCTTCGCCGCGTTTGAGACGGACTTGCGGAAGGAGCGGCAGAAGGAGGGGATCAAGCGGGCGCGGGTGTCTGGAGATAATATGGGCCGTCCGCAGAAGGTTGATCCTGTGCGGGTGAGGCGTCTGGCGGTTGAGGGTTACTCTGTGGCTGATGCGGCGAAGATGTTGGGGTGTCACCGGGCCACGGTGCATAGGCTATGTCCCGATTATAGGGAGTTGATGTCGGAGGCTCGCGATGGTGGGGTTGGTGTTGAGTTCAAGGACATAGACGCTGGTGCGTAATGGGGGCTGACATGCCAATCCTGCCGTTTAATGAACTTCCGGTAGTATATGAAATTGACGGAAACACCCTTACCGGAAGGGTGGATATATCAACTAGCTGCGATGTATCTGAGATTGGTGTTGAACAGGCCAAGCGGGACATGCAGATGGTTCTAAGAAGTGCATTCTTTTCCCTAATCATGAGGAGAAATGAAGATGGATCGAATTGAAACTGGACGTATGGCTAAGTCTGTTCCGTTGGTCGTGGTGGATGGCGGCGTTGCTCGGGCTGATGGGGGCGAAGACAGGATCAAGGAGATCGCGTTAGGGTTTGCCCTAACTGGCCCCCGATCCGCCGACCACCACTTGACGGTTCTGGAACGGGCCCGCGCCTTTGAGGCTTACTTGCGTGGGGCCGTAGATGCCAAGGTGGTGGGTGAAACGACGGCGTTTGTGGGAGAAGAATGATGGCTATGCCAGACGCTGATTTTGGAAATATCCCCAATAGACTTTCAAATTCTGAATCGGAATATGAGTGGAAACAGTCGAAGCGATGGGCGATCAAGTTCCTTGTGGGCGAGGAACAATATGCGGAGTTGTTCTTCAGAACCGCACAAAAGGCCCACGATATTACGAATGAACTCCTTGATGCCGGGGTTCATTCCGTTGAATGGGTAGGCGAGGTCGATTACTGAAAATAGCCCTAGTTGACAACACAATGTGTTGCAAAGTATCCCTAGGGTGAAAGCTCTAGGGATTTTTCTTGCCTGATTTGCTCCTTCGATGTGGCCGCATAGCGCAGGTAAGTGATGAGGATGCGGATTGGTCGCGTGCTTATCCCTGGAGGTCGTGGAACAACGGCAAGGTTGTCTATGTAAGGCGCGACTTCAAGCGTAGTGGCAAGGTTACTAGACTTTGGCTGCAACGCGAGATCGCTGTTAGGATGGAGCCAGAGCTTCGTGGTCAATACTTCATGGTCAGGTTTAAAGATGAAGATACCCTCAATGTTTGCCGACAGAACATCGAGATCATCCGTGGAAAGCGCCGGTAGCATGTCCATGTTGGAGCCTGATCCCATTGCCGATGGTGTTGGTAAGGGCGAGGTTGAGCCGCTAGACGCCACTGACGAGCAGCTTTTTAGCGGCATGGACCGTGCTGCGGTGTCATTCCTGAAGAGCCTGGAGGGGGTGGAGATGATTACGGGGGCGGATGGCAATCCAGAGCCGAGATATTCTCTACAGGAGCGGATGAAGGCGTTTGATCTGGTCGGATCGTGGCTTGCTCGCCGCCATAAGCTGCGGCCCGTTGAGAATGTAGAGGCTCCCGGTATCGAGATGATGCGCCAAGTGATCCAGGAGCAGCTCATTGAGAAAAATGTGGTCATGGTTCCGCCTAAGAAAGCGGGGCGCCCGACTAAAGAGGCGACACGGCAGCGTAAGGTGTCTGAGGAAGCCGCCAAGCGTTTTAAAGCGATGGTGGGGCCTGATGATGAACATGACGATTCGGCTTTGAAGAACCTTTTGCGGGGGGTTGCGTCTTGAAGAAGTTCATGGCTGTTGAGCGCCAAGACGGGCGAACCGCCTACATCAACTCCGAGGCTATAGACATGCTCTTGGAAGACACTGCGACCGACGATGAGACTAAAAAGAAGTACCCCATCGTCCACCTTATCTTTCCGGGAAACCTGAAGATAACGGTTAAGGAATCTCTAGACAATTTCGAGGCGCGCTGGCGTGGCCTTGTGCCAGTGACCATCTCAAAGGCGTAGATATGATCTTTGAGGATGCCGTTGAAGAGGCCATGAAGGGGATGCTGATCCAGAGAGAAGAATGGATTGGTCCCATCTGGATGGTCAGCAATGGGCTTTTCAGGACATTAAATCACCCTCTTGATGAGGAAGATTTAGACGCCGAGGATTGGATCGTAGTGGGGTGCTTTCAGTGATTATGATGGAGTTGAGGGTTGAGGGTGATAGAACGGCGCTCGTTGATACAAGCTCGATAGCCCGTATCGTCACCGCTCCCGGCCTTGGTGTGAGCGAGATGGCGAGCGTAGATAGGCCGATACGTCTCTATTTTCGAGACGCCGGTGATCCTCTGGACATCATCAACGTGTCCGTCCTGCAAATGATGGGCAATGTCGCCATAAAGGCCCATGAGTGGGGCGAGAAAAATCCCTTTAGAGTGATATTCCTAGATGCCCCCGCGCAAAACGCCCTCGTTGCCGATTGATAACGCCTCGAAGGATATAGCTTGGCTCCCTGCATTTAGGGAGTTTGTCAAGCTGTTCGATGTTCCGTCTAAGGAGATGGTTGCGCCCGGTAAGATTACGCTCTACCAGGCGCAAGAAATATTCCTTGAACAAGTCACAACGGGGATGGCGCAAGGAACGCGTTATTTCGTGATCCTTAAGGCCCGTCAACTGGGCATTTCCACGATCTTGATGATTTTGGACATCTTCTGGCTGCTGATTAATCCCGGCACGCAGGGCGCGTTCATTGCGGATACGGCGGACAATAAGGACGCGTTCCGTCAGACGATCACGCAACTTTTGGAAAGTCTGCCAAAGGGCTATAAGGTCCCGATCAAGACCCATAACCGCAACGAACTCGTCTTCGCCAATGGCTCGCGTTTAGCTTATCTCAGCGCTGGTAAGGGCAAAAACTCTGGCCTTGGCCGGTCGCGCGCCCTGAACTTCATTCACGCAACCGAAGCGTCCTCCTGGGGCGATCAGAAGGGTATCGATTCGCTAAAGGCCGCCATGTCGGAAACCAATCCGAACCGGCTCTACATCTTCGAATCAACCGCGCTCGGTTACAACGTCTTCTATGACCTATACAATGAGGCGATTGAGGCGGCTCCCCGTCAAAAAGCCTTCTTCATCGGCTGGTGGGCTAAGCACACCTATAGCTTCAAGCGCGGATCACCAGAATATCAGAAGTGGTGGCTTGGCCGCCCATTGCTGGACGAGGAGGAGCAATTCACTGCTGATAAGGTGAAGTCTGAGTTTGGCTACGAGATTACGGATGAGCAATGGGCATGGCGCCGGGAAAAGGCCGCCGTCCGCAACGCCGCCTCGCTCGCAGAAGAATTCCCAAGCTACCCTGAAGAGGCTTGGCAGTCCACCGGTAATAGCTTCTTCCCTATTCAGCGAATCCAAGATGATTTGCTGATGATTAACCAGTTGAAACCGACGTTTTCAGGCTACAAATACGTGTTGGGAGAAAATTTCCTCAACATGAAGATGGTTGAGTCTGATGATGTTGATGGGCTTGATCTTAGGATATGGGAAAAGCCCCGCGATAGCGCCAAATATATCATCGGCTGCGACCCTTCCTATGGCCGTAATGCTGAGGCGGACAGGCACTGTATTTCCGTGTGGCGCTGCTACAGCGACAAGGTGGTTCAGGTTGCGGAGTACGCCACCAACATCCCTGATACGCGTCAATGTGCTTGGGTTCTAGCGCATTTGGCGGGAGTTTACCGGGATTGCATGATTAACCTTGAGGTGTCTGGCCCTGGCATGGCGATCATGCAGGAATTCAACTCCCTTAAGCAGCTTCTAAGCTGGGGGCATTTGAAGCGGCTGGCGTCTGAATTGAAGGTGCAGGACTGTCTCGATCAGGCCCGCTGGTATCTCTATCACCGCCCGGACTCCATGGGAGCGGGCTACGCGTACAACTGGCAGACCAACGCTAACAATAAACTGATGATCCTTAACGGGTTGCGGGACAAGTACGGGACAGAGCAGGCCGTTGTTCGATCTGTCCACTTATTGGACGAAATGCTGACGACGGTTCAGGATGGCGATTCCATTGAGGCGTCTGGTCGCAACAAGGATGACCGAGTTATGGCTGCGGCCTTCGCCGTTCATGGCTGGAACGAATGGATACGTGTCGGAATGATGGCGGAAAACCGCACATGGGCGCGAGAGAATGGCCGGGATGAGGATGTGGACACTCTTGGAGGTGAGGATAAGGTGTTACGACATATCATCCCCTCGTTTCTCTCCATGAGAGCCGCTGAGCGGTCGGATGCACAACTTAAAGCGATGCTGGAGGAGTAGAGATGGCTTGCACGAGAACTTATAGGTGCGACGTGTGCGAGAACGAATGGACCGTTCGTCACGCATCGTCCGATGAGCCGTTTCCAGACTGTGAACAATGCTCTGCGAGGGACGCAAAGCAGGTGTTTAAGCCGTTCGCTATTAATGGAGTCAAGTCCAAGGCTATCGACATCACGCAGAAGATGATGGAGGAGCAGGGATATACCAACTTCAAGGATAATAACCGAGAAGGGGATAGCCCGATCATGGCTCCATCTCCCATTCAATCCGCCGAGGCTCAGCAGATTGTTCGGTCCTTTGTTGAGGCGGGCGCCCCGCCGCAAGTAGCTCCGCAGCTTATCCCGCAAGTTCAAAACTACTGGCAGGGACAAAGTGGAGCGGTTAACGCCGTTGTAGATCAGGCGCGTCAGGCGGTGGTTAGCGGTCAGGCCGCAGCTGCATCGCATCAGGCGACAAAGGAGGGTGTTGATGCTATCAGTGTTGTGAAGAAAGCCCCGCCGATGAAAATGAACGTCATGGCTCGCGCTAATATGTCTGGGAGCTAAGATATGTCTGGCGGACTTGGAAAAATCCCCAAGAGCAACATCGGGTCTTGGGCAAGGGAAATTATCGACGAGTGCCTGATAACGAGGGACAATCGTCGATCCGAGTACGCTTACTACAAACAACTATATTATACGGGGTCGGACAACACGACAGCATCTAAGCACAACAGATGCTACAGCCATGTGGACAAGCTTTCTAGCTACCTGTTCAGCCCTGCTTACCTGAGGTTCAGCCTTGATTTTGAGGCTGACGAAACGACGCAATGGGCTGAGGCGGTGGATATCGCCACGCGCCACTTCAACCGAGAATTCCACCGCCGGCGCATGGGCATGGCTTTCGCGCAGGCTAACGACGTGGGGCTGATTAAGGGGTGCGCGCTGCTAAAGGTGACGTGGGGGCGGAACGGTCTTGAACCGCATCTGATTCAGCCTGACTTCTTTGGCGTTCTCCGAGAAGATATCGAGGATTTGGAATCCCAAGACGCATTCGTGCATAGCTACTTCCTTACGGAAGCGCAGTTCATGCGGATGATGGGGCATGACCCACGTGGAAAGTCTCTCCTAAGGGAGATTCAGGACACTCAGCCGAACAATGCCTCAGAGCTTGAGGATAACTACATCCATGAGATCATCATAGGCGGCATCCAGCCTGTAGCTGTGGGCGCCGGAACCGGGAACAAGGGGAGCGTAAACTATATCGCGACCCCTCCAGGGCCAAAACTGGCGCCCAGCGTAGCGACCAAACTCATCAGGATAGACGATCTGTGGTTCATGAATTCGGAGGCCAATGACGGAAAGGGCGATTGGAACACCGTCCGCATGGCAGGGGACGTTGTTATTGAAGGGCAATATCAGCTCAGGAACCTGTCTGGAATCAAGGGCCTAAATCCGTTTATTAAGGTGTGCCCCAATGAGGTTCCTGGGTTCTTTTGGGGTAGGTCTGAGCTAGCGACCGTAGCTCCGCTGCAAATGCTCCTGAATGCGCGTTTGAATGATACCGATACAATCATGCGGCTTGCGGCTAAGCCGCCGCGCGCCTTTACTGGGTTCTCTAACATTACGGATGAGAAAGCGCGTGCTTTGTTGAGCGCTGGCGGGACCTTAACCGATGGTGCCGCCATGAATGCGAAGATTGAGACACTTTCCCCGAATATGCCCCCCGGAATGCTTGAATACATTGGCATGATTAACGCAAACTTCGATGAGCAAGGCGGCTTTACGCCTATGACCTCTGGTCAGGGAGATGCTGGGGTTAGGTCGGGGGCTCAAGCTCAAACCCTCCTCCGCACCTCTGCGCCGCGCTTGCTAGATCGGGCTCTGGTTTTGGAGGGGCAATGCGCGTCCTATGCCGATACTTGCTTTGAATTTATCCAATCTAAGGATGCCCGCGTATTCAAAACGCCAAAAGGTCAAGAGTTCATGTTCTCACAGCTCCCTGGTGACGTTCATATAACCGTGGATACGCATACATCTTCTCCTGCGTTCTCTGGTGATTCAATGAATCTAGCCTTCGCCCTAGCAGCTAGGGGAGCCATTGATGGCGAGGCCCTGATTAAAATGACGCATCCCCCTTATGAGGAAGACTTGATCCTGAAATTCAGGGCTAAGCAGGAGCAGCAGGCTAAGCTTATACAGCAGCATCCTGAGCTACTGACCAAAGGTAAGCATAAATAGTTATAGGTGTTGTCAACCATAATTATTTGAAAAACGCAAAATCATGTTTGACGTGATTAAATTTTTAGAGTTATAAAGTAACCGTTGAGGGGCGTGGCTGCTGTAGCGTGGTTCCCGACCTAACGGCAATGGAGCAATCCGATGACTAAGCGTCATAGCCGCAAGGGCCGCAAGTAATACTTGCGGAGTTAGCGGAAAATGCCTCCCTTACCATTGAACGCGCCTCTAGGTTCAGCCGGTCCTGCCGGACCTCAAACTGGTAATCCAGGCTTAACTGCTGACGCTCTTTCAAAGGTGAGGGAGGCCGTCAACCTCCTGAATATGTCTGTGGCTCACCTTCCTGTCGGGAGCGAAGAGCACAAGATGGTAATCAAGATGATTACGGACGGTTCGAAGATCGCTCCTGCTAGTCAAGCGGTTCCAGGCGTCCAGCAAACCCAATTGGCGGGATTGCAGCAAGCGGCTCAGAAAGACGCGATGTTGCAGGCCGTTATGCGCTCGATGGCGAGCGGTGGTGGTCAAGGTGGACAGCCTCCGCAAGCTGCAACCCCTGCGGAGGCTCAATAAATGGCCGGTAGCAATAACTCTCCGATGTTTACACCCCCGACCTCGCGGTTTGTGGAGCAAGATAGCCAAATCGTCGAAGTTCCTCTGGACAAGACTGATTGGGGTTTCCGTATGTCTCAGCAAAAGATGGAAACTGGGCTGCCCATTTCTCACGTCAAGAACGGTAAGTGAGGGCATAGATCATGGCCGTTGAAATCGACGAAGCTCAACTTGACCAGTACCAGCGCATGCACCGCCTCCTGAACGACCTTCAGGGGAGCCCAAAGACGCGGAGCATGTTTTCCAAAGCCGTGAAGCAGCTCCACCCCGATATTCAAACCCCGGAAGACGTGGCCGAGGAAATCGGCGGCGCCATGCTAGCTCCGGTCAATGAGCAGTTGAAGACTGTTTCTGAGCAGCTTGCGGCTATGAAGAAGGCTCAAGATGACCGTGATGCGCGGGCCGCTGAGGCTTCGCAGATCGCGGACATGACAAGCGCCTTCGCCCGCCTCCGCAAAGAGGGCCTTCAAGACGAGGGTGAGCAGGCCATTAAGCAATTGATGGTGGATCGCAAGATCGCCGATCCTGAGGCGGCTTACGCGCTCTTTATGCGCCAAAATCCACCCGCCGCTGAGGTTCACGCGGCATCGTGGGAGCCGCAGCACTGGGACATCCGAAATAACACGGTTGATGTTGATGTCGATGGCCTGTGGAAAAACCCGGACGCTTGGGCAGACAAGGCCGTGGGCCGTATCCTTATGGAAGAACGCGGAAGGGCGGCTTAATCTAAGCTGAAGGGGATTAAACTATGGCTTCGCCAGTATACGGACAGGGTTTTATCCCTAACAGCGGTGCGGTAACGAACGAGCTTCAATCGGTCGTCCGCCGAGCATTCATTCCTAAGATGGTGGTGCAGATTTATTCTGCGGCTCCGTTCTTGTCTATGTCCTTGCGGAATGCGCAGCGGGCGGCTGGCGGTCTCAGCCAGGTCACGGTCCCGGTTCAAGGTTCGCAGTTTGTGAACTTTAACTGGGCTGGGTACGACGGAGCCTTCCCGGCGCCTGCGGTTCAACCGGCGGCTCAAGCGGCCTCGTGGAACCTGTCGCTGGGCACAGTTCCGATCCCGCTGCTCGGCTCTGAATCCATCACGCAATCCACTGAAGCGATTATTCCACTGGTCAAGGCGCGCTTTGTGGACGCCAAGACGGTTGCGGTTCAGGCGATCGCCTCGGCGCTGTATAGCTCGTCTAACGGCAACCAGCTCCAAATCAACGGCCTTCTGGACGTGTATGACGACGGCACGTCGGTGCAGACTTATGGCGGACTGACTCGTTCTGCGGCTCCGTTCTGGCAGTCCACTAAGGTTACGACCGCCATCGCCCCGTCTCGTAACACGATCATCACCCAAGTGATGCGTCTGACCAAGGCGGCTGGCGGTGAAAGTCCCGACATGATCCTCATGTCTCTTGGTGACTGGACTACACTGCTGACGGATTATATGTCGGCTGAGCAGTTCAACACCGATCCGTCGATCCGTTACGGGAATGACGACGCGGTAAACGCTGGGTTCCGATGCTTGATGATCGGCAATGTTCCGATCCTCGCCGATCCGTTCTGCCCCACTGGCAAGGCGTTCTTGGTTAACTCCAAGTACCTGAGCTTGTATCTCTCGGAAGATGCGAACTTCGCCTTCTCTGGCTGGCATTCGCTGATCCCGAACCAGCAACTCGGGAACGTGGGCGTGGTTATTGCGATGATGTCTCTGGTATGCACGAAGCCGGTTTCGGGTATGCAGCTTTCCAATCTAACCGGCGCTGCATTCTAATTGATCGGCTAGAAGGAGAATTCCAAAATGGCTAGCACTCCGCTTCGCGGTCCTGGGATTGGCCTTCCGCTCATCCCGCTTACGCCTTCCGGCAATGAAGTACAGCTTGCGGCGGGGGAGATTTTCTTTATCCCTGCTGGGGCGTACATGATTACGCCTGGTCAATACACATTTATCCAGACCTTGGATCCGCTTACTGGCATCTGGCGAAATCTGGCTACTGGGTCTTCGACCAAGTACATTTTCTCCGATGGTAATAACATGCGCCTTGCGAACCTCACCGGGTTTGCCTTGGGCGCGGTTATGACCAACTGCGGCACTGGATACACTTCGGCTCCGACCGTTACGGCGTCGACTGGTGGATCGACTTGGAAGGCCATTGTGGGTGGCGCAGTTTCTACGACCGTTACCATTGGAACCGCTGGTTCGGGTTACAACTATCCTCCCATTATCAACTTCACCGCTCCGCCTGCTGGCGGGGTGCAGGCCACTGGATACGCCACCATCACGGCGGGAGCCGTCACGGCCGTTACGATGGTTAACCAGGGCGCTGGATACGCTGTCGCTCCGAGCGTGATTATCACTCCTGATCCGCGTGATGCGGCTGCGTCCACTCCGGGGCCGATTGTGGCAGCTGCAGCGACCACCGCGCTTACTGGAGCTGGTTTGGTGACGGCCATTCTTTGCACGAACCACGGCACTACGGCGGTTACGGCGCTGCCCACGCTCTCGATTACTGGCGGCGGCGGTTCTGCGGCTGCGGCCACGGTTGTGATGTGCTGGACCTTGACTGGACTAGGCACTGTGACGGGCGGAGCCGGTTTCGGAACGTCTCTCCCGTTCGCCATCATTACTGCTGGGGGTCAAACGTCTAACGCGACGCTTGGCGCGGTAGTCAACCCCGCCATTTCCACCAATCTTCTCTTCCCGCGAGAAGCATCCGGTTCTGGCGTGTCTACTGCTGGCGGCGCCATTACCGCGACTGGATTTGCATTTACGGACACTGGACTGTTTTCTGCGGTTCCGAGCGGCTTTGTCCTTGCCGGGGCGGCAATCCCGACCACGGCGGGGGCGGTGACTTTGGCGGTTGGTGGGACGCAGGACCTAACGCTGATCCAGCCGATCTAATCGGCGAGGTCCCGAAACGGACTTGCAAGGGGTGGGAGCGATCCCGCCCCTTTTTGTTTAGGAGGCTGGATTGCTGCTATCACAGTACATAATCAACACGCAGGATTTCCTAAATGATCCTACGTTCCAGTTTTATCCACTTCCTAGCTTAACGTCGTGGATCAACCGCGCTCGTGCTCGCGTAGCTATTGATAGCCAGTGTGTTCGCATCATTCCCCCGTCCACCGGCTCGTTTGTGTCCATAGCGGTTACGAATGGCGGCAGCGGCTATGTTTCCCCCACTGTCAACATCACATATCCAGACGGCGTAGGAGGGGGATTTGTTCAGGCCACGGCTGCGGCTACTGTGGTGCTAGGCGTAATCACGGCTATAAACATTACCAACGCCGGTTCCGGGTACATATCTCCGGTAATCACGATTACTGATGGCGCCGGGGTTGGGGCCACAACGTCGTTTGTGTTAAGCCCGCTCCTGTCAACGCAGCAGGGACAAGAGAGTTATACGTTTGCGTCTGTAATCCCGCTGTTGCCGACGGGGGCTAAAGAAATTTACGCCGTCCAGTCTGTCTCGGTGAGTTGGGGGTCTATGATACCCATGCTGCGTCGTCGGGCTTTTTCTGACTTTCAGGCCCAATTTAGGGCGTGGAACATTGGGGCTCAGAATTTCCCTGAGGTGTTTTCGCAATACTCTCAAGGGTCTACCGGGTCGATTTATGTATACCCAATTCCGGCAAACCGGAACCAGATGATATGGGATACTTACTGCCTTCCTATAGATTTAATCGATGATACGACGGTTGATTTAATATCCGATCCATACACTGAAGCTGTTTCGTACTATGCGGCGCATCTAGCGTACATGAATGCCCAGCGCAGGGACGATGCCGGGTACATGCTTCAGCAGTATAGGGCGCGCATGATTGAAAATGCTGACGCTACACAGCCTGCCGTGGTTCCCAATCCTTATGACGTAGAGGCTTACTAATGCCGCTTCCCGGGCAGCAGCAGAGTGATGAGGTTACGCTTCTGTCTATCGAGAACTTTTCCTCGATAAACACGAAGCCATTGCGCCCTGGGATTAAGGATGAAGAGTTCTCGTATATTGAGAACTTCATGCCGCTTGGAAAAAATAATCTTAGGACTCTGTGGGATAATGGGGCGGTGTTGTACACCGCGCCTGTCGGAACAACTATTATCTACAAAATTAATTACACGATCAAAAGTGTAGATTACTGGGCCGTGTTCCTAAGCAATGGCGAGGCGGATCAGGTTCAAATTTCAAACGGTGCGATTGTGCACATTTCGACTGTTGCCGGTACGTTTTATAACGGCGGCGATCTCCCTGCTGCAGCTCAGTTTGAGAACAAATACCTCGCTATCGTCTCTGATGTGACGGCGAACGGCTACTGGATTTGGGACGGAACTGACCTTTTTACATCTGGATCGCTTAGTCCAGATGCTACGGTGACGAACGGGGGGAGGGGGTACACGTCTCCGCCGACCGTAACCATATCTGGAGGAACAGGCACGGGGGCGACAGCCACGGCGGTTATTAAGGATGGCGTCGTAACGGAAATCGACATTACTAATCCCGGCACTGGATACAGCACCGGAGATTTGCCTGTTCTTACGTTTTCGGGGGGCGGAAGCGATAATGGAGCCTCGGCCACCGCTACCATAGATACGACTACGGGGCAGGTTACGAGCATAAACGTTCTATCTGGGGGTACGGGGTACACTACGGCGTCAGTCATATCCTTCGGGGGAAGCACGGGCATAGGCGCTGCGGCTGTTATAACGGGCCTCACAAACGGCTCTATTACCGCAATTACAGTCACCAACGGAGGGGTTGGGTATAATCTGCCTCCTACAGTGTCCGTGTCTGTAGGCTCTGGAGCTGAGTTGGTGTCTGAGATTTCGTCAAACGGAATCATCGCAATAAATCTGACCAGCGGAGGAACCGGATACACCTCGCCTCCCACAATAACCATCGTGGGGGATGGAACTGGCGCAACTGCCATCGCCAACATGGTCAACAGTTCCGTAGCGCAGGTGAATGTCACCTTCGGAGGTTCCGGCTATGTTACGGCTCCTAACGTAATATTCACCGGCGCGGCGACGCAGACGGCCTTTGCCTACGCCGTTATCACCGGGGGGGCCATCAGCAGCGTATTTATCGTTAGGCCGGGGTCTGGATATGCATCCCCACCGGGGGTAACTTTTTCTTCCGGGGCCGCGACAGCGACTGCCGTCCTAGGAGCGGGTGGAAATCAGGTACAATCCGTCATCATCACGAACCAGGGACAGGGATATACCCACGCCTCTGTTCTTTTCTCGGGTGGCAATAACTCGGCATCTGGAACTATATCAATTTTCCCATTTGGCTTTCAGGGCACAACGATTGAGACATATCAGAACCGTGTCTGGATCGGAAACAAGACAAATGTTTATGCCACCGCGCCCAATACTACGGGTCAGTTTGCTGCATCTCAAGGCGGGATCGTTTATACTGTTACGGATTCAACACTTAGGCAGAGGGTAGTTAGGCTAGCCCAATCTAGTGGATCTCTGTATACTTTTGGGGACAGCAATATCTCAGCATTCTCGAACGTCACGGTTTCGGCTAATGGATCGGCGTCGTTCAACCAGAACAACATTGATCCCCAGATCGGCACGCCGTGGCCTAACAGCGTGGCTGCGTTCGGGCGGGCACTGGTGTTCGCCAATTCCACGGGGGTCTATGCCCTGTTCGGCGGCGCTGCTCAAAAAGTCAGTGACGCCCTTGATGGTTTATTCCAAAAGGCCAGTTTCAACACCGGAGCATCTGGCGTTACTCCTACAGCGTCTGTGGCGACGCTGTTCCAAACTAAATGTTATGTTCTAACATTTACCACGATAACCCCGAATACGAACACGCTTCGGACTATTCAGGCGATTTGGGACGGTCAGAGATGGTTTCTTGGCTCTCAGGGGATGAATACCCAATCGTGCGCTACCCAAGAGTTTGATTCGCAGCTCACATCATGGGGTGATGATGGAAAGAACCTCTATCCCATGTTCACAACGCCATCTGATACGTTAGTTAAGACATTCTCTAGCAAGCTTTTCGGCATGCCGCCAAAATGGATTCAGGCAACGCGCGTTTACGTGCTGGCGGAGGTCATTAGCACGACGCTTTCGTCTCCGACGATCTCCATAGGCGTTGATAATGAGAAGGGTCCTGGTACGCTCGTGGTCAACCAGCCTACCGGGCAAGAGTTGACGTTCTACGGAACAAATCGCATCATCTTTACGGGCGCTGGCGGTGTTCCTGTCCAGTTCTACAACGTTCTCCCTGGAGTTCCATCTCTCTATGGATATAACGTAGGGAACTATGGTAGGCTTATGGGGATTACGTGTCAGACCGTTACGGCTGATTTGGTTATTATGTCGGAAAGTCTGTTAGTTCGCGATTACGCGTCGTATGGCTGATAGAAGGATTTTAACATGGCTCGCCCCCCGACTTTCCCGCCCGCGCCCCGTGGCGAAGTTCGCGTTGAAACCCCTGACGGCATTTGTTGGACACAGGGAAACGAAACTCGCTCCAACGTTTACGACAACCAGTCTCCGTTCAACATCAAGACCTTTGAGACGACTATCAAGCCTCAGAGGAAGCGTTGAGTTTAACGACCATCCTCTATCCGCCCCCGACTGAACGGGGGTTCGATGAGTGGACGTGGCAGCACTTTAACCACCATCAGGCCATCATTCAGGCGGCTAATGTTAAGTTCGGTGTCTCGCTGACGCTGAACCAGATATATCCGCTGAATGAGAATGACATTTCAACGTGGCTGGATAATCACCAGAACATGCACTACCAGATGAACCAGTTGTGCAATGTCCAGTCCAATGACTTGGGTGATGTGGACTTCAAGGATTCCAAACAGGCCGCCGCGTGGTTCCAGATACACTGGCAAGAGCATCAAGGGTGCGCTGGCGTGCTTGGACTTGGAACGTGATAAGGCGAGCGGTTGCTGATGATATTCCGCATATAGTGGAACTTGCCAAGGCGCGTTATGGCGCATTCCACGAGGAAAATGTCAGAGACTGGCTGAATAAAGCCGTCGTCATGGACAATTACCTCGTGCTGATTGGCGAGAGATGCGCCGGGGTCTGCACGGTTCACCCGTTTTTCTACAATCCCTCAGAGCTTCATGCCACGCAACTCTATGAGGTTGCTGCGCCGGGAGCGGGCTGGGAGCCCTATAAGTTGTTCAAGGGGCTTGTCAATTGGGCTCTAGCGGATAAAGGTGCTATAGAGTATCATTTCGGCTCCGCGACCAGTACAGATTTATCCCCCTTTGCCAAGCGGTATGGCGCTGAACTCGATAGACCAAGCTGGGTGATCCGAAATGGGCCGAACTTTAGATGAAGTCCTTAGTATCGGCAGCGATGCACTTGGCTTTGTTCCGGGGTTTCAGTGGGCTCCTGTGATTGGAAACGCCATCTCTGGGGGGCTGCAAGGCGGGCCTCTTGGCGCGCTTGAGGGCGGCGGCGGAGCGTTTCTTGGTGGGCAGTTGGGTCAAGGTTTGGGTGGTCAGCTTGGAAATCTAGGCGGCCAGGCTGGGGATGCTGTGAGCGGTGTTGCCGATGCTGGCGGCGGCGTGCTTGGGAGTGGTTTCACGACTGCGGGTATGATTGGCAGCACTCTTGGCAATGCGATTGGGTCTATTGGTGGGTCATTAGCTGGTCAGGCTATTCCGGGCGCCGTGGCTAGTGCGGTTGGTCTTGGCGGCAATTCGGCCTCCCCCGCCCCTACCGCTCCCTCTGGGAACGTTGCCCCTGCTGTAAAGGGCGGCGGCGTAGGCGGTGGCGGGGTAAGCGGAGCGCCTAGTTCATTGCAAGGCTCGGCGGCTCCCGGCATCTATCCGTGGACAAGGAGTTAAGGCATGGCTGACCAAATCGGAAACGCCCTTAGCGGGGCCTCAAACTTGGGAGGGCAGGCCCTTGGAGGAATTGAAAGTGGACTCGGCAGCGCGGCCAGTGGAATTGGAAACTTCGTCGGAGGAATCCCCGGAGACATCTCCAGCCTCCTTGGAGGCGGAGCTACGGGAAGCGGATCTCCTACGTCTCCTGCGAGCGCACTGAATGCGACGGCTGCGGGCGCCGGATCGCCTGCGGTTACGTCTGCGCTTCCCGCTGCTCCGTCAACGGGTATTAGCGCGGCTAGCGTGGCCAATGCGCTTCCTAGCGGCGGCGCTCCCGACGTGTTATCTCAAGTGCTTGGCCCTAGCGGTGGCATCGACACGTCCGTGTCAACAGGCGGCGGTATTCAACTGGCTCCAGGTCAGGGGACAGTAAGTCCCGATGGGGTTAATCCTACGGCTCCGGCTGGTGGAGCCCCGGCGACAAATGCCATTGGCGCGCAGATTGGGGCAATTACGCCGCCGCAAAGTGCATTGTCTCAAGTGCTGTCTCAGTACGGGAAATACGCCCTACCTGCGGCTGGGATTGGTCTTGGTTTGTACCAAGCCGCTCAAACACCCCCTGGCGAGAAGGCGTTAAAGCAGCAGGCCGCACAAGAGCAGCAGCAAGCTAGGCTTCTTGAGCCGCAGATTGCGGCGGAGCAGCAAGGCCATCTTCCCGTTCAGGCCCAGGCGTTGATTGACCAGCAACTTGCGAAGACGCAGGCGGCTATCCGCTCTCAATACGCGGCGTCGGGACTTTCTGGATCGTCCGCTGAGCAACAGGATTTGCAGGCTGCGGCGACTTCGGCTCAGGGGCAGGCATTTGAAATCGGCAGCCAGCTAGCGCAACAAGGAATCAGTCAGCTTACATCTGCGGATTCTCAGGCTGGGTCGTTGTTGGGCAGCATCTTTAGCAGCGAGGCCGCTCAAGACCAAAATCTCGCTAAGTTGCTCGCGCAACTAGGCGGTCTTGGCGTTGCTCCATCCACTACCCAATCGGTAACTACGGGCGGGTAGTGTGGCGAT